CTGAGAATCTACACTTATTTTCATTTCAAGGTCAGCTAAATCCATATCATGCACCTTTTGTTGGGGTTGGTTTCGGTTTTTTCTTCTTCATCTCTTTTTCCACGAACGCATTGGCTGTGGAATCCATGATGCGAAGCGCCTCTAGTTCAGAATAAGTAAAGGTGATGTCGTACAATACACAATATGCAAGAATATCAATATACGCTATTTTCTCACCACCAGAATACAAATCCCAAAAAGCATCCCATATACGAAGATATTCATCGGGTATATCGGGAAACTTCAGCTTCTCCTCCAACTCCTTCCTCATGCTCGGCTTTAGTTTTGAATTTTGTAAAGCCTTAACAGCTACTGACCTTTCTGTTTGACCATCCAATGTATCTTTCGGATAGTCCAAGTTCATCCTACTCTCAACAGACTCTATTAGAGACTGTCGTCCGATGGCAAAAAATGCTCAAGGTCCTGTATAAACTCGAAAATTTGTCCCGCAGCCCAAGGGAACCGTTCAGCCAAGAATCGCTTGCCCTCGTCAGTCGCCTCAATCGGTTTTCCGTTAAACTCAGCATCTTTAATATCAAGAATACACTTGACAATAAATTCAATGCCGTATTTTTCTTTTTCACTTTCACTCTTGCGGTCATCATCAAGCACCTTACGGTATTTCAGAAGCGCAGCCTTCACAATCTTAGAGTCAGTACCACGAACGACAAGTTTCACACCAAGTAACTCATCGGTCACTGGATGCCGGAGTTCCATCTCCACACCCTCTTCAGATTTCTTCGTAGTATCAAGCAATGATAAATCCATAACATTCTTCTCCTTAGTAATTCTTTATTTTATGGATTCCGGTATATATAAGATACCGGAATCCATACATGTACAGTAAGTCTAGCTCCGAGTGATGACAATGGCGGAGTCAACACCCACGGAATCGTCATACAGGGCTTGGAAAGGCAGAGAAATGGAGACCACACCACCGCCACTAACCGGGACATCTCCACCAGTATACTTGATTTTCGGCAAGTCAATGGTAAGTGTATTGCCATCGGGGTCTTCCAAAACAATAGACAACGAAGACTCGGTTTCAGATATGAACTTGTTCACTTCAGTGGCATTCTCAAACAGAATGGTTGCAGTACCTGTGACATTCACCCTATCAGGAGTGACGGACTGGGCCTCTGCACTACAGAGAGAATAATTGGCAGTAATGCCATTATCAATCGTGATGCTCAATGCTGTGATAGCGCAACCGCTCCCACCAGCCAGAGTCAAAGAACCATCGTAGTTCACAAACGGTTCCGTCTGGCTTACAGCCGTAGGGCCAGCATCAAAAGATGCCCCAGTGAAACCACCAGTACCGGCACCAACTATACCTACAGAACCAGTGACCACAGCATCAACCGCCATATCGATAGTGAGCGTGTTAATAGCACACCCAGTATATACGATATATTGCCCGATATCCTGAAATCCTTTCTCTATGGAGAAAGTACGAATAAGTGTTCCCTGCTTAACGACATCAGCAGCCCAAGTACCGCCAAGCGCAGCTTCAAGAAAGTCATCGAAATCTCCATAAGCTAATTCGAACGAGATATCCCCACCTACCGCCTCATTCCCATGGCGCAGGAACCGAATAGCCCTATCGCCTGAAAGCTCAGCAGATTGGATGGTGTTCTTCGTGAGGTTCAGGGAATCACCTGTATTCCTCATTATCTTTCCATCGGCAGGTGTTACGCCAAAGTTAGCTTCCACACCATAAATAATTCTCCTACGAGCAGTAGAAGCTTGTGCCATATAGCACCTCCATGTTTATCATCATGCTCCCAAGACCCGTGTGATTTTGAGGGCAGTAGCCTCAGCGGTATCATACAATGCTTGGAAAGGCATGGAAATCGAAACGACTCCACCACCACTTACTGGGATATCTCCACCCGTGTACTTGATTTTTGGGAAATAGAACTCATAACTGTTGCCACCACTTGCCAATGTGAGCTTCAGAACAGCTTCCTCTTCACTAATGAACTTCGCAACGTGGTCATCGTTCTCAAACAATAACGTAAGAGTACCAGTCACATTGCATCTGTCAGCTACGGCAGAAACGGCTTCCGGACCACAAATGGAATAGTTAGCCACCACGCCATTGTCAATGCTGAAACTTAAGGCGGTAACAATGCAATCATCACGACCATCAAGCAATACCTCGCTCTCATGTGCTGAGAATGGTTCAGTATATGTGGCAAGAGTCACAGTACCTGTTTCATTACTTGTACCAACAAAAGCATCGGCACCAGCACCAACGAATGCCATACTCCCGGTCACAGTCGCATCAGTCGCTATATCCAAAGTAAGAGTGTTTACGATACAGCCACGATACAAACCGTATTGTGTGATGTCGGTAAAACCCTTCTCAATGGAATAGGAGAACAATGCAGTGCCTTGTTTAATCACATCGCCAGTTGTACCACCAGCAAGCAATGCCCCGGTAAAACCATCACCGGCACCGAGCAACGTATCAGTAGTAGGAACAGCATTGGCCCACAATCCGGGGTACCTAGCTGTAACAGTACTTACATTGGCCACCCATGTGCCAAGAGTAGCAACAGAACAATAATTGGCCACTGCTTCAGAAAGATTGGTCTGTGTAGCACCTATAGTACCACCGATAACCACATGATATTTGTTTGTTTTAGCAACAGCGAAAGTAAACACCGCACTACCAATGGTGATGGTCTCCCCAGCCCCCGGTTGATTGGCCATAGTCAATGTACCGGTAGCACTGGCAGTACCCCAAGGATTCCCAAGAGCGGCTGCAAGGAAGTCATCAAATGCCAAAGGAGCAAACTCAAATGACACATCGCCACCAACAGTTTCATTCCCATGTCTCAGGTAACGAATGGCACGGTCTCCGGTAAGCTCAGCGGATTGAGCTGTGTTCTTAGTCAGATTAATGGAGTCACCAGTATTGCGCAATTCCTTGCCAATATCGACAGCACCCTCTCCCCAACGGTCAACACCGAACTCCCACTCTTGTGCGTATATAAGGTCTCTTAAAGAACCTGTAGAATGTGCCATTAACGCACCTCCATATTAAAATCTCATGACGTCTCGTCTGTTGCCCATACAGAGAAACATCAACTTGAGGTATCCTTTGCGACGTATGCATACCAAGATACCTCAACCACAGGTGTATATCTTGAAGCTGTCTCAATGGCTCCCGTCCTCTGCGCCCGTTCCGTAATCACAGTAATCCCACTTGACGTGATATACGTCCCACGTTCATACAAAGCAATCAACCGCCCCGCAGTCGCTTTCGCCTCATATGTACCGACATATTGCCCGACAGGATAACTCACATACAGAAACATCACACCAACTATACGATTCAATCCATCGGTGCCCAACGACGCTTGAACCTTCACACCCGGCCTATGCACAACATGAATGTATGGTCGCTCCACAGAAGCTGTATACGGCATATTGGCAAATGTCAAGTCTATATTAGTCACGTTAGTCTGGAGATATGCATCAAGTGCAGATTCAGCTATACTCTGTGTGTCCGCCATCATGCACCTCCGACAGTCAAAAATTGCCCGAATTTATCAGGCATGTCCATGGATATGGTAGACATAGAAACCTCTATGATACCATAAGGCGCCTGAATGGAATACCCATCCGGCGTCACGTTCACTAAAGGGGGTTTAGGTAGATACAAGCCTTGGTCAAGAACCTCACCATACGGTGTCTTGTTGCTCAAACCAACAGTCACCTGCTTACGCCCCTTTGCAAAAAAATCCAAACCTGTAGCCATCAACTCAGCCTCAATCACCGCCATATGCTCTGGCATTGCTTCAGCTTTTGTCTCCATTCTTCCGGCATAGTCATAACGTTCATGACGTAACTCCTCATATCCCGGAAGTGGTGTGTACCCACGTTGCCCACCATGTTTGTACACATGCCAGTTACGCAAGAACTGGGAAGTATCCACAGGCGAATTGTCAAGAATAACTTCGAACGCCGACAGCATCACAGAATACACGGTCTTATTCAACATCGCTTTCTTACGTTGAACAGCCTTATCGAAAGTTTTCTTAAATTTGTCGATGTTCGATGTTACACTCACTCTCATAAAAAATATAGTAACATAAGTATTAGGAACATGTCAAGTCCGGTTATTGTTTCCTAGCAAACACCGTGTACAGTATCTTACTGTCTTGAACCACAGTTGCAGTGACATGAATGATACTGTATTTCTCTAACAACCATACAATCACATCGCGGGTGTCTGGTTCTGGAATACGTACACAACGAAACACCAAGTCGGTAGAACGTATACGCCCATCAAGAAGCTCATAGGAACGAGGACTCTGCACC